CCGGGGCCACCGCCTGGCCAACGTTCAGCCAGTAGGTGCTGTTCGGCGGCGGCGTGTTGACGGGTACGTTCTGCGTGGCCTGATAAATGATGCCGTCAGCGCCCAGCACTGCCTGACCGGCCGTGTAGGTATCCCCAGGTTTGTAGGGCATTGAATCGGCTAGGTCGGCAATGCTATCGATCTGCTGCTGCAGTTCCGCCCTGACAGTGCCCAGCGCATCGTCAACGTCAGAGATCTGCTCGGCAAGTGCAGCTTTTGCTGCAGCCAGGCGGTCGTTCACCGAGCCTGGACCGTCGCCATCAATCAGCTCGAGTTTTTCGACCACCTTCTGACCGAGCTCGGTCTCGCCGATCTGCCCGGCGACCAATTGAAGGATCGGCCCGGAATCACTACCGCTCTGCCCCATCACGCCGACACCAGCCGGATACCACGGACCCACGTTGCCGGTCCGATCCACCAGCCGAGCCCAGAAGAAGAACGTCACGCCCGCCAGTAGGCCTTGCATGACGTGTTCCGACTGAGGGTAAGCCAGGTCGCTGAGTTTCGTGGCCTTAGTCAAGTCGTTCGCTTGGCCGTACCATATTTCAGTGCGCTGCGTGTCCTCCGCGCCTGGCGGGAAGGTCCACTTGAGTTTTATCCCGAACAACATCGAAGCGGCGGTCAGTGAGGTTACAGCAGGCGGCAGGCCCTCTTTACCCTTAAGCTGGGTCAGCATAGAATTCCGCCAGCTCGACGAGATGTCATAGGCGCTGATGGCACGCACGCGGGCGAGATAGGAACCTGCATAGATGCCAGTGACGTCGACGCTGGTTGAGCCGGTACGCTGTACCTTGATCCAGTTGCCGCTGTCCTTGCGCCACTCGACGTCATAGGCAACCGCGCCGGCCACTGCTGGCCAGCTGATGGTCATCGTTGTAACGGCCAACCCTTGGGCGATCGCCGTCGTCGACGTCAGCGACACACTGGCAGGCGATGGAACAACGGTGATCGGAATGACGCTGATCGGACGCTCTTCCAGCCGGGCGCCGGTGTCGATGTAGGCAAACTTGCTCGGCTCGTACTGAAGAGCGGTAATTGCGTACTCGCCTTCCGCACTACGCTTGACGCTCAGCACTCGGTACAAAGGGATAGCCAAGTCGTCGGCGTCCAGCGCCCATTGCAGCTGCGTGGTCGGCGTCTCGCTGTACGCGACGGTGACGGTGATCTCACGACCTGCCACCGACTGCACGGTCCGACCTTCGGCCTGGCCACTGGGCAGGTTGACGATCAGACGGTCGCCCGGCTTTGCGCGCGTATCCCGATCAAGGGTTACTACCTTTCCAGCAGCACCCGCAATTCGTCCACCGATCTCCCGGCCAGCCAGCAACGAATCAGCGACTGGAATGATGTAGCCAGGAAGCGGGATCGCGCCTTCCATACCGGTGCTGAAGCTCACAGTACGGTCTTGATTGTTGCTCATCACGACCCACTTGCCGCGGCGCTGACCCTCGGAAGCGCGCGTGCAGCCGATCGCTGTCAGCTCGGTCGGCTTGTCGCCGAAACGGCGCTGCAGCACAGGGTCGGCGAACGGGATGACGTCGGTATCGTAGTTGTTGTCCGGGTTGTCGTAACCAACGATTGCCCGGGTATAGCGTGTCTTCGCCGAAGCGCTGCCGTAGGTGAATTTGCCGTCGATGACGTTGGCGCGAGTGAAGACGTAATCGAAGTCTTGAGCGCGCGGCATATCAGCCTGGGTAACCAACTGACCTTGAGCCCAGTAGGTCATACTCCGATAAATGCCGGAGATATCGCGCAGCAGGGACCAGGCATTGACCTTGCCCTGCAGGTTCATATCGCACAGGAAGCGAGGCTCTACGCCGCCGACTCCATTCGGGACATCCTGATCGCAGTACTGCGCGATGCGATACAGCTCCCACTTGTCGACCATCCACGGCTTGATGCGTTTACCGAGGCCAAACCGGTCTTGAGTGCATACACCATATGTCACCCAGGCAGGGTTGTTGGTCCATGCCTCTTTCATGGAACCGTCCCACACGCCCGAATAGGTTCGGCTGAAAGGGTCGTAGTTGCTGGGAACCTGCCATTTGCGCGCTTTGCACTTGACCGTCACTGCGGGAATGTTGGTGAACTGCTCAGCATCAAACTCGATGTAGAGCAGTGCCGTGTTCGGGTAGCGCAGCTTTGCGTCGATGACCTCTGTGAGCCCGGCGACCAGCATGGTGTCGGCGATCTTGTTGGTGTTCTGGTTCGCGGTCAGGCGACGAACACGGATCTGCCAGCCTGATGTCGCGGCGGGCAAATCGATGCGGCGCGAACGCTCGTAGCGCGTGGTGGTTTTGCCGTCCACGGCCTCCAGCAGTGCCTCCTTGTAGCTGCCGCCGTCAGTGGCCACGTCGATAGCGTATTCAATGCGGTAGCCGCCGACATTCCCTTCGTCGTCCTGCTTCTGGAGCGCGGGCCATGCAAGGCGCACGCGTACAGCTGACAGCTGAGTATTGGTGATCGAGCGAACCCATGGCGAGTCATTGCGCAGCTCGACGTTGACTGTCGTCTCGTTGTCGATCGACGGAATGCCAGGGATGTACGACTGATCAACTGAACCGGTGCGCCACTCCCATTTCACATTCTGAAAGTTGACGTTGCCTCTGGCATCGTTGATCGGCGTGTTGTCGAGGTAGATGTCGGCAGCCGTTGGCGTGCCTTCGAACTCGCCCTCGCCCACAGCGATGAGCAGTTTTGCCAAGTTGGTGGAGCGCAGGCTATCGGAGGCCTCGGTCGGCGACTTCGGACTGCTGCTGCCGCCTTTTTCACCGTGGATATCGATCTTCAGTGCTGCGCCCATGCTTTTCTCCAGGCATAAAAAAACCGCCTCTCGGGCGGCGTGGTCTCGCAAAAGTGGTTACGTTTTGTCTTCTGCGTAAATCGAGGCCGAAATGATCGCCCCGCCCCAACGCCTCTCGCCGATGCAGATCGGGACCGGGTTGCCGCTGGCCGTGGTGTTCTTGGCGCTGCCGAATGCGTAGGACGGGGAGTTTTCCGGTGATGCGCTCTGTTTCAGTCCGGAGGCCTGGGGGCTGAGCATCTGGATTACGCCGCCAGCAGCTGAGCCGATACCTGCCGCCAAGAACGCAGGCTGAGAACCCGGCGCGACGAAAAACGACGCAATGATTAGTGCCACACCCAAAACGGTCTGGAGCACACCGGCTCGCTTGCTGCCATGAATAACGGGCACTACACGCACCTCACGTGATCCGCCTAGGCCAAAGCCGTCCTCTCCGACGTTCTTGCCGTTACGGAATATCGCGAAGCGCATGCCCAGTCGGTCAAGGCGTCGGATCTCGTCAGCGAAACCCTCAAGCGTTGCCTTCAATGCCTTGAAGACTTCCCAGGTCTGTCCTGAGTCAATCTGTCTGCGATGAACTCGGCCGAACTTGCGGGCGAGCGATCCTGATAGCTTGATCGTGCTCATGGGTGAGTAGTGAATGGCTGCCATGTGTTTCTCCGGACATGAAAAAGCCGCCCGGAGGCGGCCTCAATAGTTTGTTCGTCTTTACGGGTTTCTGCCGTACTTGGCTTTGAAGTCCGCCTCAAACTTTTCGCAGGTAGGGATAATTATGGATAACGATGCAGCGTCTCCCGCGTACTTTTTCTGGTCCTCTCGACACAGATCTATCGCGGTTTTTGCTCGCTCTTTTTCCATCCATTCGGAATCATTTTTGGCTATGGCTCCCCAAATGAGCATTGCCCCTAGCGCCAGCAATAGCCCAAGAATAATTTTCCAGATCATGCAATCACTCCATTTCACATGATTACAATTTATCATTGCGGGACTTATCAAGCACATAATTGGTATCGATCAATTCAGGACGCTGAACTGTGCCTGAGGATAAGACGCGTTCGATCAAGCCATGGACCGCCAAAAACGATTATCTCAGACGGTCTTCCGTATAGGTGGTGCAGCAGGAAAGGCCCAGGTCCAAAAACCCCGCCTTCCTCACCGGTAAGCGAAGCGTCCGCGCCGAGATAGATACCAGCGTGGTTCGGGTGCCTGGTCCGCCCTACCTCCATCACGATCATGTCCCCGCGCTGCGGCTGATCGACCCGGACGAAACCAGCGGCCTCATAATTGGATTCGTACAGGCTTTCCGCGTCCGCGCTTTCCCACCACCCGTCTGCTCGCGTGAAAGCTTCGAACTCAAGCCCGAACTCGCGCTTGTACCAATCGGCGCAGACCTGCCAGCAGTCCCATGCACCATGCACGAACGGGCGCCTCAGAAGCGGCGTATTGCCAGTCGGCACGATGGTGCGCAGATCACCCTCAGGCCAGCTCAGGATATGCCAGGGCAGTTCCGTCGCTTCGCACATCGCCAGGTCGCGTGGCGACGGCCTACTGGTCGCATCGGGGTGCGAGTGGACAACTCCGATGATGACGCCTTGGTCTTCCGCCGCAGCGTAATCGTCGGGGCTGATGCGGAACTCTTCGTTTGGCTCGGTCGCCGTGTTGGTGCAAGGAAAGTACTGCTGCTTTCGCCCCATGCGCAGAAGCAGCCCGCAGCATTCGCGCGGGTACTCAACGGCCGCATGCGCCTGCACGGCCGACAGTATATATTTCAGCATGGTCAGCTCCGCGCGATCAGGGATACGGCGGGGAAACCGCCAAAGGGTACTTCGTTGCCAGCCCCGAAGCGCGGCGTGCAGCCACGCGTCAACGTGGCATCGCAAACATCAAGTTCAGGGTTATCGGTGGGCTGACCGTCCTTGTCGACATATGGCCCGGTGTAGCCGCAGTTTGGCCCGCGATATCCACCAGTGAGGCACCAGTGACAAAGCGTGGTCATCTGCCGGCCAATCGATTCGCCGCCAACATCGCCCGGGCTGGCCAGCTCCCAACTGACCGTTTCACTGTCCTCATTGGTTTTCTGATCGAGATACCAGACCTCGATAGATTCCTGAGTAGGATCAGCGTCGGGGTTGCCGCCAGGGAAGTTCTCTTCGTCCAGATACCTGCCGAGCGTATGCCGCATCGTCAGTTTGAACTCGAGCAAATCCTCGAATGCCAGGCAAAGCGCCGTGATGCGCCCGTTGACGTTGCCCACGGAAAGCGTGGGCCGGACTGCCGTACCGTCGCCATTCGCTTCAATGCCGTCAATCTGCATTGGCCAGGCCCCATACTCGTTGCCTTGCCACCAGATTGATTTGGCGGGCAGCTGATCAGCTTCAAGGCCGGCGGCTATCAGCTCAGCGGCAGTGTGCGGGATGGCATGACCATGGAAGCGCAAAATATCCGCGCCGTAATCAGAGCCATCAAGCTCAAACAGCAATGCTTCACTGCCCGGCTCAAGCGCTTGGATGTCAGCAATCAACGGCATGAGATGTCCTTAAGGGTGGAAGGCCCGGTCGAACGTGGCCGTCAATTTGAATACGTTGCCACCCATTGGGGTAGGCACTGGATTTTTGCAGGTAAACAGACCCAGCTGGCCGAGCGGCGTGGTCCAGAGGAACGCTTTCGCTCCGGCGTGCTTGTCGAGGAATTCCATGATCTTCAGGACCCTATCCTTCGTGCCGGTGAAGGTGATCGGGTAAGAGTCCTCTTTGTTATTCGGTCCATCTCCGACGTCCTGCTTGTAGCCGTTACCAAACTTGGAAGTGCGCACCCGATAGGTGATATCGGGCGCGTCTCCGTGCTGGGTTGGCCAGGTAAATGTTTCAATCGCCATGACTACCTGCCATTTGTGAGCCTCCAGATCGAACCACCTGGTTGCAGTGCGCGAGCAATCGCTGTCTCCGCCTCGGTTTTCGCCGCCTGTTGGATGCCTTTGCCAAGCTGAGTGGACGCTTCCCGCGTGCTTGAGCTGCCTGAGTCGCCAGACGTCTGGACAGATACCGAGACAGGGAAGTTGTAGGTGTTGCTTCCGCTGCTGCCGCCTCCGCCCAGGGCGCGGACGCCGAGCTGGCCACCGGCAGTGCGGGTGAGCGGCATGATCGCTTCGTCACCCGCCTCGCCCATGACACCCACACCGCCGCCAGCGATTCCGAAAGCCGTCGGCTTGCTGACGATGCTGTTGGTGAATGCCGCGCCGTTGGCAAACATCTGCACGCCGTTGGACCA